TGGCCACTAATGAATACCCGCCAAAAATATCACTAGATAAATCTTCATTTATTAAACCTAACAAAAACTCAGGTATAGCAATTAAAAATTTTTTAATTGTAAATTTCTTTTTTATTTCTTTCTGCCTCTTCTGTTCCAATCCAAACTGATGTATATTTACTTCCTTTTATTGGACCTTCGACAAGACCATACTTAGCAGCTAAGGATTCCCAAATCTGTTTAATTTTGGCATCAGATACTTTAGTTTGATAATCAATTTTAATAATAGTTCCTTTTGGTTTTGCTTCAAGTGCTATTAATTTATTACCATTTTCTTTATTTCTACCATCCACTCCTAATTTTTTAAACAAACCATTCCAACTAGGTTTAGTTCCAGTTAGATATTCTACAACTCTTTTTGTTCCTGTCGTTACCCTATCATATTTCTTTGGCATAATCTTTTACAAATATTTAGACAAAAAAAGAGACCCCCGAAGGAGTCTCTTGAGAAATATAAGCATCTCGCTTACATAAGGTTCTTAACAGCAACACGTCTGTAGTAGCGGTTAGCGTTAATATGGAGGTTACCCATACCTTGACCTTTACCATCGGCAAATGGATTCGCAACGATTCCGTAACGAGTCTTAAATCCGATTTTTGGCTGGAAGCTGTTCTCTCCAACTGCACGAACCATCTGTAGTGGAACGTATGGGCAGTAGAATATTCCAGCGTCATAAGGTGAAGTACCTTTATAACCAACAACGTAGTACTGGTTACCTGGAGTTGTGTTACCTAACTGAGAAGCACCACCAATGTTAGCAGCATAAGGGTCAATGTAGACTCTATACTTACCTTGAAGAACACCAGCGAATGTGTTACCAGTCTCGTCAACGTTAAGGTTAGCATTAAGTGCTGGAGTGTAATCAAGTACACCTGCCATTGTTAATGCAGAAGCAACGTCTGCAGAGCAAAGGATGATGTTACCCTTTCCACGACGAGTTCTTTGAGCGATTGCGTTAGCATCTCTCTCGATCTGGAATAGAAGTCCTTTGAACTTCTCAACAGACCAACGACCATTTGAGTCAACATCTAGGTCGAATACACCAGCAGTAGCGGTGTTTTGTACAGCACCCTGTTCAGCAACCTTGTAGATAGTTCTGATAACTTCTCTGTTAATTTCAGCAAGAATCTCAGTTGAGAGAATGTTTGCTAATTCCGCTTCAGCATTCAGACCGTGGATTGCTTTAAGGTCTTGAGCCAGTTCTAAACTGTACTCTGCTTTTAGTGCTCTGGAACGTGCAGTTACAGTGACTTTCTCGATTGAGAATGCCATCTGGTTGAACGCCTGAGTACCTGTACCCTGAAGTGCTTCAGCAGTACCTGTGTACATACCCTGTCCAACCTTGTATCCACCTGTTGATGCAGATGAAACTGGGTTTAGAACAGCAGGGTTAGTGCCACCACGTCCGTCAACACCACCAGTAGCAGTTGTACCGAAACCTGCGTTGCGGTCTGTCCAACCTGCGGTGTTACCGAATCCAGCGTTAGATCCAGAATATCCAGTATCTACTTCATCGTAGAATGTCTCATTACTGGTCTGGTTAATATAGCGTGAACGCATTGCGAAAATGAGTCCAGTAGGTCCACTCATTGGTTGAACACCAGCAAGGTCATAAGCGACCAAGTTTGGCATTGAGCGACGTATTAGACTAATCAATACAGGGTCGAAACCTGCAACTGGGCCTGTAGCAGTAGCATCAGCACCGAAACCACCTTGTGCTCCGTCAGCGTTTGCTCTGTTTGTTGGGCCATCTGCTTCCATCAAGTTGATACCTGATCCGAAAGCAGCTTCCTCTCTAAGGAATTTCTCTTGGTTTTCTAGCAGTACGGCGGTAACCGATCTCTTATGGGGATCTTCGATTTTATCAAGACCTTCATAGTCGAGAAGTGGCTTCCACTTTTCCTGCAATTGTTCTGATTGGAACATTTGCTTTTAAAATAAAGTTTACGTTTGAATTAATATTAAATTCATTTATTTCTTAAATGCTGACATAGACTTCAGATAAGTTGCCATAGAACCATTTACAGATCCCATGCCTTCTGAATTATCTACTCCCTCAGAGAGGGTTTCAGATTTAGAAGATGCTGGTGCCTTTTGGAAATAAGATTCCTTAAGTACTCCCAACTTTTCACGATAAGATTCTTCACTTTCAAACTCTACACTTTCGGAAAGTGAAGCGAGCTTTTCTTTCTGGGTCTCAGCGAGGCCATCAGAAACTTCTCCAAGAATACCATCAGCAACAGACTCACCGAGTCTCCTGTTTAATCCGATGTTCTTTTCGATTTGCTCATTGAGCTTGGTCTCCATGTCATCAAGTTTTTCTACCATACTCTCAAGTACATCATATTTGTCTTCAGGGATTGTTACATAATGTTCTTCAAAAAGACTCTTCATTCCACCAAGGAATGATTCTGTTAGTTCTTCCTTAAGTCCGTTTTCTACTGCCAATTGGTTCTCAGTGAACCACTCATCGGCAACGTACTCTAAGTAAGAATCAACTCTTTCTGCGAGTGATGCTTTTGCTGTTTCGATTTCTTCAGCAAGTTTTTCAGCATACTGCTCTTCTAAAGCAACTTTGACTTCAGCAACTTTAGAGTTGAGTGCTGCTTCAAAGATTGTTTTTGCTTTTGCTTTAAACTCTTCGGAAAGATCTTCGCCACCTAGCAGTGCATTAACATCATCTTCGATGTTATAAGGAGATGCTTCAGTTTTTTCCTCTTCAGCAACTACTTCATCAGTAGATACTTCATCTTCAGCAACAATTTCTTGCTCTTCAGTAGGTTCTACTTCTGCCTCTTCTGCTTTCATGGCACCTGTCTTACCTTTACGGTTAGTAACTACGTCAGATACTTGCTTTAATGTCCCACCTGGAGTTTTCAGCTTTGCTGAATCGTCATCAACCTTATAGTTCTCTGGAGTTGGTCCTCCCAGATCTTCAACTGTAGGCGATGTGCCGCCAGTAGTAAGTTTCTGCATCGGTTCTCCTGGTTTCGCATTAGCGTTAACAGCAGTCTTCGATTGCTTCACTTCTTCTTCCATTTTTTGTAGTTTAGTGCCACGAGACATTTTAATTTCTCCGATTCCGTAGTTAAAATCTATATTTATTTAGAAGTTTTACAAGTTTGATAAGAAATCATTAAAAAGATTTAACTTATTCTCATCAAGTTGCTTTTGAGTTGTTAGGGTATTAATCTCCCTATAGGTTCTTTCTACGAACTTCTCACGTAGAACACCTCCATCCCAAACCCAATCTTTTCCTTCCATAATTCCCTCTACAAAAGCATCGGGAGCTGAAGGATCAGCGACGATATCAGCAGCAGTTGCTAACATGAAATCTTCACCAACAACATTAATTCCTTCTTTGGTTGGTCTTAATGAACCAATACCACGAGAAGAAACACCAAGTTTAACACCTTCCTCAATTAATGAAGATGCAATTTTACCCATTGGTGTATTAAGGATTTTCGCCTTACCAACGAAGTTTGAACCACTTTCTCTTAGAGAAATGATTTTATGTGATACCCTATCTAAATTAACAGTAGGGCCTTCAGGGTGACCAAGTTCTCCAAGTGCTCTTCCAGTTTGGATATGGTTTTCGTTGTAACGACCCACTTCCTTGCGAAGAACTTCTGAGGGATACATCCGACCATTACGATTTTTAATGTTTCCTTGTAAGAAAACACCTTCAATATACATTGACTTCTTGCCATTTTTATTTTCGACAAGAAATTCTACTGATTCAATTTCTTCTCTAATCAGTTTCATTATGCGTCCCCGCTAATTTGAACTTGTTGATAATGTAAAGAACCAGCACTAGATGTTGATCCACCATAAGTACAGACTTTATTCTGTCTGTATATAGACTGAGCAGCATTCTGTATATAAGCAGTAGAAATACCACTTGAATCAACATTACCCAGAGTCAATTTTGTTTGGAAACTATCGTATGGACCAGCAGTACCATTCCATACATCAGTCACTTTTGCATATGAAATTAATGTATTCCAATTAGAATCTGCAGGGCCTGTAGTTAATCCTACATAATCACCAATTCCAAAAGGCCATTGAGTTCCTTCTGGTGCATAAACAATAGTAGTTGATCCAGAAGATTCAATTTTAGCAGCAATTTGAGATGCTTTCTTCTGTTGTAAAGTTACAGAAGCACCTGATGCTATGTAAAAGTCTGACGTTGTTGGTTTTTCAGCGTCATTACCATCAAAATCTAGTGATGCAACTTTAACATGACAATCAGATCCAACAGCAGTAAGTCTTATAGCATTTGATCGTACATTAAATGCTGATGAGGTCTTCCCTACCCCTGTTGCTATCGCTACTGAGGCACCTGCCCCTATTGGATTTAAAGCCATTTTATTAATAGTTCCATTTACTAGTTATTTAGAAAACTTTTGCAGTAGATTTTTCAACTTCATCAGAAGGAACTTCTGGTTCAATTTCTGCTTCTACTTCTGTATCCGCTTCTGCTTCTACATCAGTATCAACCTCTGCATCTACCTCAGGTTCTTCATCACCAAATAAAGATGATGCCACATCAGGGCGATAACCATCTACTCTCTCTGCAGATTTTGCAAAAAGTAGATCTTTTATTTTGTCGCTAATTTGTGACGGAGATTCATCAGTCGCCATCATATCCATTAATTCATCCATATTTAGTAATAAAATAACTGAATCTTTAGTATTTATGTACTTTCCACACTAGGGGTCTAAATTTCGCCTCCTTTAGGCATCTTCCTAGGCTTATCCTCTATTACTTCAGATTCTAAATCTGGTTCAGCAACAGGAACTCCAGCAGTCATGGAACACCACCACCTTCATCTTCTGCTCCCATCATCTCTAATGGAAGTCCCGTTTGAGGATCAACTGTCATTGGATCACGAATAGTACCATCCGCAATTTCCTTCTCCATAATCTTATCCTGTTCAAGGATTTCCTCATCAGTTTGACGAAGAATCTTACGTCTTACGTAATCCTGTGAATAGTATCTACCAATGTATGGTTCAGCAGTTGCAGCAACAGCAATTCTCTCATTAAAGAGTTCTGTTTCTTTTAATTCTGAGAAATGATTATCATATAAGAAGTCATATTGAATATGCTCACTCATTACTTCCCAGTCATCTGGAGTGATTACATTCTTCAATAATAGCTGAGTTTTCAGCATATCATTGAACATATTTGAGAATCTTTTTCTTAAACGTCCTACAAATTTAGTGAATTTTAATTCGTCTCTTAATATCTCTGATGATCGTCCCAGATTGAATCCTCCTTCTCCGTCCATTCTTGATGGGGGTACATTGAGCGACCTATATAATTTCTTTTTGAAGTACTCAATATCCGTGATTTCACCAAGGTTTTGGCCTCCAGGCAGAGTAGAAATTTCAGTACCACGCCCTCCCTCTCGTCGAGGTAACCAGAAATCCTCAAGCATCGCCATGTATTTTTTGTCATCTCGAACTTCTCCTGTAGATGCGTCGTATACAAGTTTGTTGCGATATCTCATCATTACGTCTCTGAGATATTGCTCTGCTTTGACTTTAGGTAAATTACCTACATCTATGTAGAATATTCTACGTTCTGGAGCACGGGATAATCTGTAAATTACAAGACTATCTTCAATCATTCTAAGTTGATTGAGTGACTTGATTGATTTGTGAAGATATGAAAGAACAGATCCCTTATTTCTATCAACTAATCCAGAAGTGCAGTATGTAATAGAATCCTTTGCCATCTTAATTCCCTGGCTTGCACCAGTTGCATTAATATTACCTGTAGGATACTTACCACCTGGATTGTATATAAAATATTCTTCTATTTCTGGGAATCGATAATCCATTGGATTATCATTCATCTTCATTGTTAAATTTTTTCCATACTTATCATTTTCATTCTTCTTCTGCTGACGAACATGACGCATTTTCATTGCATCAATATAACGAAGTTCCTGAATCCCCTCCATAGGTTTCTTCAGATCAATAATTTTATGATAGTAAATTCTACCATCAATATACCAGTTTCTATAGATCTCATGAGATTTTTTATCAAAATCTAATAGATCTTTAATATATTTAAATTCATCTCTAATTTTAGCCTTAATACCATCACTAGCATTGAGATTAGAGAGTTCAATTTCTACTGGAGTATCATGTTGATCAGATACAATTGCTTCATTCACAATATCTTCAATGGCACTATCCGCTTCTGGATGAAGTGCCATCTCACGATATCTTTTAATTAGATCATATTCGGTCTTATATACACCTTCAATATCTACATGAGTACCAAAAAAACCACTACTCAAATAGTGATCTACCGAGTCCTCCGCATTAGGAGGAACTGGTGAGATCGCTGTAGGAGATAGTGATTCTGTGTCCTCTATCGAGAACCCAAATAACTTAGCCATGATTTATTGTATCTTTCTTCTATTTAGTTAGCCGTTTGGACCGCCAGCCCCAGCAAGAGAGAATGTCTGAACTTGGAAATCGACGGTAAATTCTTCGATTGCATCGGAAGAATCATAAGAAAGATCAATAGCAGATATATTTGTTGGGAAAATATCAACAAACTCATACTCTTTTAATACTGCATTAGCATTTCCATCACTGGTCTTGCTACTTGAAGATGCTCCTCTACCGAGTTGGTAAACTTTAGCATTAGTCATATATGCTGTAGGATCTGTAGCACCGAGATTATTAGAGAGTTTTGAAATTAAATCCATCCACTCTTCCATCGCAGTTCTAAGTTTGAATCCTTCATCATTTATGATTGTAACTGTCCATACATCAAAGGTTCTGTCTCCAGCAACTTTGAAAATACGACCCCTGAACGGAACATCAATGTTAGCAATATTAGATGCAGGTAAAGACGCTGCTTTACACATATATCTAAAATTGTCTGCATCCCAATTAATTCCTGCAGGTAATGTTGTTAATTCAACTTCAAATAAATTAGGCCTTGCACCGCCCCCAATGAGGGCGGCTTTAAATTGAGAAATCGTTTTATTCTCTCTGGTTGTTGCCATTTTTAGTGTGCTCCTTGTTGTTATTTAGATGATAATCAATTAAACTCGACCTGCGACTTCTTCAAATGAAACGCCTGTTCTAGTAGCAACAAACGTAAGTGTTACGTAGTTGATAGACTTGGCAGGTTTCAAGAAGATGTCAGCTCTAAATTCATTGTTATCTATAACATCAGGGGTATTGTTTGATGTATCGCAAACAACTAGGAATCCGTAGAGTCCACGTTTTGCTTCAATATCCCTTAAGTAAGGTTCAACAATGTTTCTGAAGTTTGCTCTGGTCAACTCATCGTTGAGTTCAAAGAGTTGTGCTTCTGCAGCCTTTTGAAGTGCTTGCTCAATCGTTAAGAATAAGCGACGAACATTGATTCTATCAAAGGCAGATGCATATGCGAGAGCAGTCTTATCACCAAAGAGCAGTGTTCCTGTTCCTGGTTTTGTAATAACCGCATTAATTCTTTGCGGATATAGTTGATCTCTTTGATCCTTAGTAGGATTATATGCAAGTTTAACTGCATTATTAATCATACCTCTTTGCTGTCCAGCAGGAGAGAACCAAGGATATGCAACAACATTTGTCCTACACATTAGTCCCGCTACATCAGCGTTAGTTGGAATCCAACGGAACTCATTATTAAATCTATCGTATGTATACTTGTAACCACTATCAAAGATTGCATAAGATGATGAAGTTAGTGGACTGAAGTATGTAAGTAAATTGGTTGTCTGCGTTGTTGTATTGGTAACATTAACAATGTCTCCCTTATGGGGTCCAATAGTAGCAACACAATCTTTTCTGTCTGCAGCAATAGCAATCAATTTATTTGCTTTTGCTTGTGATTGATCCTTAGCACCAAGACTTGGGCCCATGATCAAATAATCAACCTGAACTTCATCCTTGTTAGAGAATTTATCATAGGATGTCATTAAGTCTGATAATGTGGCAGTCATACCACCATTTTCACCAGTTGCAGGAACTCCAGCAGAGTAATCTTCTCCGTTTCCTAGAGTATAAGTTACGTTACCGATAGCAGCGAACGTATTATCCTGTGCCTTTTGACCCCAAAGACCTTGAGCAGTTGTGTTCTTAGTCCAAGTAGTTGAGAAACCAGTTGCTCTTGGTTCAACAGGATGACCAGCCTTAGTATTATGTGCTGTGTCAATTGCTTGTGATGGATTGTATCCAGCATAAACATTTGGTGAGAAATCTGCAAGGAACTGTTTGTACCAGATCTTCTGTGGAGAATTTACTGCAGATATACTATCTAATGCTTTAGATAGAGATACATGCTTCTCAAGAATCTGTCCTTTAATTCCAGTAACTGTTCCATAGTCATCAACAATAGCAACATGAAGACCGTCATTCTTACCGTTTCTGTCAGTTACATAAACGTTAGAAGTTGGTTTTGGTGCTAGTGACTTCCAGTAAACTACTGAATTCTCTAGTGCCAATGTCTGATTGTTGTACCAGTCTGTTGTTGTTTGAACAGGGAATACTACAGCAGTTTTACCACCACCAGTAGTACCAGTGTTAATACCAGCGTTGTTTACGAACCAAACACTATCAGATGTATCGAATGATGCATACTGAGTGTTCTCTGCGTAACTTATTCTAGTTTCAGTTCCACTACCATCAACTCTTGCAGTAATCTTAACATCAAAACTACTTGCACTGTCTGTAGAGTCAGTAGTAACACCAGTAATAATACCCTTAAGATATCCACTGAATGTTGATGTGCTTCCTGCACCAGGAACAACTATGCTGTCAAGTTGAGCAGTAACTCCGTAACCTATAATAGCACCTGCTTTATATGGATCGTCGGTTGTAATTCCGATTGTTTGATCTGCTAGATCATCAATGAAACAAACTTTAAGTCCATTAGACCAAGAACCTGGGTTCTTAGCAGACCATGTATAAGCTGAGGACTCGCTGTAATTTTCTTGGTAATCGTCGTAATTCTTAATTTTGAGTGTAGCAGTAGATGCAGCACCAACGCCAGCATTGGCATTATTTAAATTCGTGCTGTCTGTTCTACAAACTTTTAAAACACCACCGTATCCTAAGTAAGATGCTGCACTCATCCAATATGCATATTGTGCATCTGTAGATAGTGGTTTTCCGAAGACATTAATCAAGTCTTCTTCCGTAGAAATATCAATAGGGTCATCAATAGGTCCAATTGGAAATGGTCCTGCAATAGCACCAATGTTATCCAATACATTCTCAGCTCTTCCTACCGTTAAGTCAACCTCCCTGGTTAACACACCAGGAGATAATTGAGGAGTCGCCATGCTTTTTGTCTCCGTTAGTCTCAGTTTATCTGAAAATATTTATTAAAAACTACATTTACGACAGGTATTCCCACATATAAGACTTATCACCATATTCATCTGCCTTAAACCACCTATCTCCTTCATCATCCACAAAGTTATCATCACCCATCCCATCGTCCATAAACCCAAATGGTGCCATGTCTTGTTCTATTGCATTCTTCTGTTCTTCATATAGTCTTTTCCTTACATCCTGATCAGTTAATTCCTTAAAATAATCCTGTTGAACTAACCATGCATAGATTACAAGACACATTGCAAGGTCATCATTACACCCATCTTCTGCCTCAAATGAATTATTTTTTTGAATGAATGTAGTTAATTCACTCATAATATCATAGTCACATGAGAGAAGTTTATCTGACTCTATTAATGTTTTTAAGTTAAGAGCACCAACTTTCTTTACAGTCTTAGACATCTTAACTCCAAGTTGAGTCTTCTTACCAGAGAATCCCTGACCCACAACTTGACCTGCTCTACCTCTCATAGAACACATTAAGAGATTTTCATACTCCAAATCATAATTTATAATAGATGCTACTTGATCACCAATATCATTTACTTCACAAAGAATAAAGGCTTGATTATATTTCGTTGCTATTTCGTATATGATATTAGGAAATAACATAGGTTTAATATTATTGTTCCTATACTTTGCTACTATCTGATGAGGAAACTCTGTAATATCTACAACAACAAAAGCAGAATAATCTTTTTCTACCCCACGAGCAACGTCTACTGTAATAACATAATCATGTTTTGGTATAGGATCTTTATATACATCTAATCCTGCACTTCTTGTTTGTGGTTCTTCATATACCAGAGTTC